CGACTCCGCCGCCAGCAGGGCTTTTAGTCCGGTGTACTGACCGTTTTCGTCGGTGGTGCCGATGATATTGGAAACGGTCTGCGCGAGTTTCGTTTCCTCGTCGTCACCGGTGCCATCTTCCACACGCACGACAACGGTGACCGGTTTTGACTGGTCGGCGATGGCCTGCAACGATGCCGCCAGCGTGCCTTTTTTACCGGCCTTTGCAATTGCGCTCTGCACATTGGTAATCAGCACCGGTTTATTGAGGGGGAAGGTTTCCGCATCCGCATCGCTGGCCGTGCAGACCATGCCGACAATGGCAGTGGATACGGTGGAAATGACGCGGGTGCCGTCGTTAATCTCCAGCACCTGCACGCCGTGATGATAGTCACTCATCCGTTTAACTCCGTGGTTAATGGGTGCAACTATTTTCTGTTGTGCAGAGCATGAGACGCTATTTGACCTGGCTGGTCAGGGGATGAAACAACAGATAAAGAAAAGGCAGGCAATCAGCCCGCCTGCCTTGATTTGTTCTCACTCAGCTTCCAACTGACAAGTTACATAATCAAAACGCTATTAAATCTGACAGTCTGCTTTGAGCGAAAAGCGGACATTTAGTTGGCCGGCTTAATTAGAATGTAGTGAGGAACTGGGGCATAACCTCGCAACTGCGCAGCCCACCCCACTAAGAAAAGGCTCAGTGTTAATTGAACGGCGACGATATGCTTGACGTGCTGAAGACTTTTCAGTCACGCCCTGACAAAATTTTCGATAAAATTAAATAGTTTCAATGGTATGATAAATAAATACTCTGGAATCGGGGTAAGGCTAGGGTGTCACCACCCCGACTTCCCCGCGGTTAAAACACGCTACCCTGTATGGTTAAATATTGAGGATATATGGCAGCAGAAACAGTAGTCACAGATGCAGCAGGTACATTAGATACAGCAATAACAATAATAGGTTTTATTGCCACAATAGCCTCATTAGTACTCGCCATTGGGGCTATTTGGCTTTCTTTTGTTTTTTATAAAATGTCGAATGAGGCTTCTAAAGAGACAACTAAAGCAGCAAAAGACATTCAGGCAAGTGTCGAACGACTGGAAAAAATATTTGACAAGTTATATTCAGATACATTCTCTATGATGAGAGATACGGTAACGGATATGCGTCAGCACATATGGAAAAAACCCCATGCAGGAAGCTCTGATGAGATTCTCAACAATGAAGAAAAAATAAACGAACTCAAGAACAGCATTAGTCAGGAAATTATTTGCATCGTTGATGAAAAGCTTAAGTCCAATGGAGATAATGAAACTAAAATCAAAGAGTTAGAGAGTAAAATCAAGAAAGTTCTTGATAGTGGAATACAACAAACCATTCGTTCACAAGCAGTACCTACAATCTTAATGCGTCGTAAAGCACTAAGTCTGATAAGGCGATATGAAAAGATTAAAGTGGAAGAACTATTGAGAAAAATGAACATTCTGTTCTCGGAGGATCATTCTTTTAACGATAATGAGTTCATGGAAGCATTATTTAATCTTCGTGAGAACGGATTGATAACATGGACCGGCCCCTCCGGAAGGATATCCTTAAACGATTATCTTCTTTACATTGGCGATGGCGAGAAAAATAAAGAGGCCAAGGAATAGCTCGCAAAATTTCGTTATTGTAAAGAGGCCGCAGTGAGATAGATCCTTGCTGCAGCCATTTTCATGAAGCGAACATTTCTAATGAGCTAGACTTAGCCATTCACTCTGCGCTTTGACATGTCCGCTTTTGGCACAGAGCGGACTGTCAGATTAGTTTTTACCCTGTGCCATAGATGTATAAACTCACACCAGAGCTAATACGATTTATTGCGGCATTTCTGGCCATTCTATATCCGGAGCATCTTCCGGCTGAACGCGATTCAGTAGCACACGGTATTTTTTCCAGTGTGTCAGACTTAACTTTTCTTCCTCGGTAGCCATATCAAAATCGACAGCATCCTGCAGCGTGGCAATAATTTCACCGGCATATGCAATCTGCTCTTTCTTCTGAGACTCCGCCGCTCTGACAAGTGCATCACGCTCTGCATTCTCATCATTCACCCACGCATTTCCGTTCCATTTCTGATAATCCCCCTCCGGGGAAATAGCTGTCACGTCTGGAGGTAATACGCCAAGTTCAGAAATATAAATGGCTGCTCCCGTTTTCGTTTCGTAGACGGTCTTTCCGCGATGGTCTTCCATCAGTTCCCATTTCATTTCATCTGCATTGAAAACGGCTGCATAACCCGCCGGAATATCAGGCGGTGCAATATCTGTACTGTTTGCAGGCAGACCTGTATGCGGCGGAATATACGCGTCACTTTCCCCAATAAATTCATTGGTTCCATCAAGTAAATTAAATACGCGGATAGTTTGTGCTTCTGCACTCATTCTGAAAGCCATTATGCAAGCCTCACAATATAGTTAAATGCGATGTTTTTGACGGTGTTTTCTGTATTACCTGTAGCATTAACGGTAATAGAGTGCCCGTGTGAGCCAATAGCAACCGTGTGTGAATGTGCACCAATACCAACCGTATGATTATGTGCGCCAATATCTACCGTGTGGGCATGATTCCCGGCAGCTCCTGATGTGCCATTAAACGATGGGTTGTCAAAGCCTGTTTTACCGGTTTCACCATTAGTATTGGCATTCCCTCTGTAAATGGTATGTGTATGGTTACCTGTGGTATTAGTGGTTTTTGTTCCGTAGTTAAACGTACTGACTGTCTTCGTGCCGTAATCAAATGAACTGGTCGTTTTCGTCCCTAAATCCGTATTTGACGCACTGGCGCTGTGAGTATGCGATTTAATCCCGTCCTGTTCCTGTGACAATACGGCACGCCCACTGGCGGGTTTGCCCTTGATTGTCCAGCCGCGCATATCTGGAATAACACCAGAAGGATAGGCAATAGCCAGTTTCGGATATGCAGCCTTATCAAACGTCTGCCCCTGCATAATTGCATAGCCTGCAGGTGGTGTATCTGATGGCCACGGCAGCGGAACACCAGGCGGAAACGCTTCAATATCTTTCGTCCCGTCAAAGGTTACGCCGTTAATTGTCCTTGCCGTTTTCAGCTTTGTTGCTGTAGCAGCATTGCCGGACAGTTCGCCTGAAAGACCGGCGCTGAAGGTTTGTTTCGCCGCCCATGTCTGGGCTTCGTCAATGATTGGTACTCGTCTTGTTGTGATCGTGCGACTTCCCGGATTTCCTGAAATACGCACCATAAAAAAGCGGTAGTTCGCTTTACTTACAGTGCTGCGCCATACATGCATTGAGCGCCCCGTACCGGAATCATCACTCGGACCAACTGCGATGTTTATCAGGTTGCCATCAATGACGCCCCAGTCCATACCGTCGGGAATGTTGGTCATGTTATCAAGCCGAACGGTTATCAGACTGCCCGGCACAAAGTCGTAGGTCTGCCAGTCCAGACTGGTGAGCTTTGCCACAGCACCGCCGATACCCAGATTCAGGGGAAGTGAATACGATGTGTAAACTTCCCGCCATTCGCTCCATGAGCTGCCGGTAAAAACGCGCTCAAACGTGCGACCTTTAAGGGTTGCACCTGTTCCGGCAGTTGTATAACGCTGCCATACGTTAACACCATCAAAGCGCCTCAACACTTCCAGAATACCGAGGACTGTCACGCCGTTTCCGTCCAGTATTGGACCATTGGTCGCTTTACCTGTAACGCTGTAAATACCTGGTGAAGTCACATCATTCAAATCCCCGTCGTAATAACGACTCTCTGACTGATGACCGACTCTTAACCACGGTTCCCACTGCGGATTTGATGCATCCCAGCTTGCCGCAAGGCAGCGGACATACATATTTCCACGGCGAGTGGTATAACGTTGCGTTCTTCCATAATTCCCGCCTTCGAGGATCTCAAGCGTCCCCTGAGCAAAGCCGCCTTCCTCTGGATAATTACGTTCATATGAAGCTATAGCCGAGCTACTGTTATGCCATAAACCAAGATGCTCGGCGGCTCCAAGCGTATTCAGGTCTATAGTCGTACTCAAAGGGCGGGTCGCTGATTGAGTGTGACGCCATACGCCCCATGGACCATCAGTACCATTCCACTTATTGGCGAGTTTACGCATGTATACATTGCCGTCTCTCGTGATAAAGCGTTGCGTGCCTGCAAAATTGCCGGCAGCAAAAACCTCAAGCACACCGACAGCATTATCTTCCGGGAAATTTTTCTCCAGTGTTGCGTTAGTTGAGGTAGCTTTAGACCAGATCCCCAGATAAGCCTTAACGGGACCAAATGTATTCAGATCAGCATCAACCGGCATTTCGCCGTTGTTTTTCATAAACGTCAGGCTGGTAACGCCAACATTGTCCAGAAAAGCTGATTTATCCTGGATATCTGCACCATTCTGATTTTTCGCCAGACGTGAATTTGCGTTGTCATTTGCTGCCTTGACCGCTTTTGGCGTTGCCGCCAATGACTCACTGGTGCTGTTTGTTGCACTGCTTAACTGAGTAAAACCTTTTTCTGTCAGCGTGGCGTCAGGATGGCGGCGGGACTGCTCATGCTCTGCGATTTTGTCATCGACGTAATCCTGCGTCGCCATCACTGTGCTGGCATCAATACTCAGCTCAACGGACGCCACGTTGCTGAGAATAATAACCATGCGGCAGGTCTGCGCACGTCCGGAGCCTTCAGCCAGTTCTGGCTTATAGCTTTCTGCCATGTTGGATACCGCAATCAGTGTTCCGGCATCGTCATACAGACCAAGCTCACGCATCCAGAAGCCGCCCACTTCGGGCGGTACAACCAGTTCAGCCACGATATAGTTTTTATTCTTGTTATCCACGCTGACTTTATTCAGAGCGTGACGCCAGACCTCATGCACCAGTTTCGTCTGACCGGCATCCGGCACCGGTAATTTGCCATTACCGTCACCCACGGCCATTGCAGACAGGTTTACTTTTTTCCCGCCGGGGACAGTGGCGGCTGCCAGCTTCGCGGCTCCGGCAGTAGTGATAACGGTTTTAAATTTCGTGCTCATTGTTTCTCACTTATCCGGGATAAACAGTAATAACATCACCATCACAGACCACACCGCCTGTATACAGATAGCCGGGAATGTCCTGGATAATGTTCAGGCCGATAAGGTGGCGACTTGCGGGTTTGGCATCGGCAATCAGCCGTTCCATTTCCAGATACATCTCCTCCGTGATGCCGCTTTCCAGCACACCGATATCAAGGCGAAAGGTTCCGGGCTGGTCGTTTGTCTCCCACCATTCCTTTACGTTAATGAGATAGCCGAGCGGCTCCACCACACGCCGGATTGCGCCTATAGTGCCTTTATGACAGTGGATGAAATAGGCATCGCGGATAACGGCGCGTTTTGTCGCTTCCGGCCACTTTTCATCCCACCTGTCGACCGAAAACGCCCACGCCAGCCACGGCAGCAGATTTGCCGGGCAGGTGTCCGGGTTCCACAGCTCACGAATACTGACCGGCGTTTTTTCAATTTCCGCACAGGCTTTCGCGGCAGCAATTTCAAGCGGTGATGAGCCGGTCGGCAGCAGGCGCGAATCACTCATCCGAGCCTCCGGTCACGACGCGGTATTCTGTACAGAAAGACGCCTGCGTACTGTTGAGCACAATGTCGGCCAGTGGTGCAGTCAATTCGACACGCTGCACGCCTTCCACATGCAAGGCGGCATAAATGGCAGACAGACGGATGTCGCGCCCCAGCCGGTGCTGTGCTGTGATGTACGCTTCCAGCTTTTTCACGGCGGCAGCGCGGATGGGTTCGCTTTCGGGACCAGGGTAAAGGTAAAGCGTGGCGTTTATCTGGTATTCAACAATGGCGGCAGACTGCACGGTCACACGGTCAGCCACCGGTCTGACGTCCTCGCCATTAAGGGCGTTACGCACCACAGCCAGCAGGTCTTCGGATGCGACACCGTTATTTTCACGTGACAGCACAGAGATGGTGACACAGGCCGGAGACGGACTGGTGACAGAAATATCCGCGACACGCCCGTCGGCACTGCGACCATGATACTGATAGGCACCCACCGACCCGGCGACGCTTAAACCTTCAAACGCCTGCTGAATACGCAGACGATAATCAGTGTCAGATTCCATCACTGCCGGTGTCGGCGGGATGGTCGAATCATCTGCCGGGGTGATAATCAGGCGTGTGGTGTTGTAATTGGCACCAATCACATCAAGGTCATTACCGGCTGCACAGGCCAGCATCACCGCCCGTGCAGCCTCATTCACACGCTGACGCCAGATAAGCTCACGATAAGCATTTTCCTCCAGCAGTTTGACGAGAGGCTCAGATTCCAGTGTCAGGGTACGGGCGACCGCCTCCTGCTGGTCTTCCGGGTAAAGGGAAATCAGTGTCGCCTTGCGTTCGGCAAGAATGGTTTCAAAGTCCAGCTCCTCGACCACATCCGGTGCGGGTAGCTGGTTCAGGTCGATAATCGGCATGATTTCAACTCACAGGGATGGTTAACGAAAGTGGCTGGCCGGTGTCGTTGTGCTGGCCGGTTAACGTGACCGTCATTCGCCCGTCAAAACTGCGCTCAGTGGTGACGGATGACAGGGTGACGCGGGGTTCCCATTTCAGCACAGCCATGTAACAGGCGACCTTAATCTGCAACTCAAGCGCCGGGGTCTGCGGCTGGTCAATCATTGACGCCAGCAACGAGCCGTAATCACGACGCATCACCCGTGAGCCGACCGGCGTGCGCAGGATATCGCCGATACTCTGGCTGATATGCTCAAGGTCAGTGACAGTCAGGCCATCACTGTGATTCATTCCGAGATAACGCGCTGTCATTTTGTCCCCTGTGTCCAGTTGTCTCCTGACTTAACACCACCGTGACCGTGGTCATCCACCTGAACGCCGTTAGACGTGAATTTCCCGTCGGTATGCTCGATGTTGCCGTGCATCTTCCCGCCCTTCTGCACTTCCAGCGTGCCGGTAGTCAATTTGTTGGTGCAGACCACCTCCGGTGTGTCCAGGGTGACGCGGGTTGATGCTTTCACCATGACCACCGGCACCGTGGCAGTAACAGAATCAGAAGCCGTCACGCTGGCCGTTTTAATTCCGCTTACCGTCAGAGCACTGGTTTCAGGTTCATACTCAATCACCGCCCCGTCAGGGAAACGGATATGCAGGGCATCCGCCGACGCAGACGGCGCGGGGTCATCGCCGGAATAAATCCCCGGCAGAACGAACGCCGTGTCGAGTTCACCGCCCACAGCCAGAATCAGCACCTGTTCCCCCACGGAAGGTGCCCACCATGTGCGCGAACGTCCGGCGCGATGGGTCAGCCACTGAAGCCAGTCGGTGCACATGCCGCCGGTCTGCACACGGCAACGACCGGCGTTAAGGTCGGTTTCGACGATAATGCCGGTGCGGATCATGTTGCGCAGTGCGCGCGCGAGTTCCTGAATATTTGCGAGAGTGTTCATAACGGGAAGGATGCCGCCGGGTCATACCGGCGGCAATGTGACGATGAGGTGTCGGGAATGGCACAACTAACGGTTGAGGTGCGCCAGAATAATCTCTTCAATCATCTGCACATCCTCACCGGTAAAGCCGAGTAGGGGACGCGCCGGATAATCAATTTTCTTACCGTCTTTCCGGTTTTCTTCCGACAGACCGAACTGATGCACACTGGCGATTTTCGGCGACTTCCCGCCGTAAAATTCCATTGATGCCTGTTCCGGGCTGGCGCGGATATGCAAAAAACGACTGGTGATAAGTTTCGCAAACATTTTTCGCTTAACACGACCGGTCTTTTTTCTGGCGCTCTGCTGCTGGCGTGGCGCGTAGGGTGTTCCGTCCGGGGCTTTCTGTGCCATCACCCGACGCTGCTGACTCTGCCGCAGACGTTTCGCCAGTTCGGCACTCAGTCGCCGACGCCCTGACGGTGACAGCGATTCAATCAGTCCCGCCAGCCGGTCTTCAAAACGCTTAAACTCATTCATCCCACTTACTCACCAGTTCGCCATTGATATAAAGCTCCATCGGGCGGGTGACCGGCTCCGGCGGCGGAGGTTCCGGGATATTCTTCACATGCAGTGCGCCGTCCACCTCACTGACCAGCGTGCGCTCGGTCAGCATCAGGCTGATGCTGATATCAAAGCTGCTGTCATTGTTGATGTCTGCATAAAACGTGAAACCTTTTTTCTGGCCTGCGTCGGTGGTCATGATGTCGGGCTGATTTTCCCGCAGCCACGCCAGCACCGGCACAATGAGCAGGTCAAAATCACCGGTAAAGTCGGTCACAATCACATTGAGCGTGTAACGCTTTTCGAATGACAGCGACGTCGCCAGTGTGGAGGCAATACTCCCGTTATCCACGAATATCCGCAGCATATCGGGGTTAGTTTTCAGCACCGTGACGGCATCAGTCAGCGCCCTGCGCAGGCTGTCGGGTTTGAGCATCGTTTTCGTCCTGACAGTGTTTAATCATTTTTACCTGGCTGGCACAGCGTGCCAGCGCGTTCTCAAGCTGCCGGATATCGGCACTTAAATCGCCGTTCGTCTCCGGGTCACTGCCCGGCATCGGGCAAAGGCTCACTTTCGGGCAGGCGTTGTGGACAATCACTGGCGTCTGCACAGGCTGTGCGCTGGTGCAACCGGCGCACAGCATCAGGCAGGTCAGCACCGTACCAGCGGCGGAAATCTTCGTTTTCATTCAGTAACCTCGTGATGGTTTTCTCGCGCTGTGCTTCACGATTCGCGGCGTTCTCCAGCTCCTGACGCAGTGCAACCTGCGCCAGCTCGTTTTTATCTGCCCTGGTGATGGCAACATGAAGCTGATTTTTCAGCATGGTGATGGTCGTCTGCTGTTCACTGGCGACGCTGTTCGCCCTGTCCAGTGAGGTGCGCAGGCTGGCGTTTTCATGCTTCGCCAGAAACAGCCCCGCCACCGCCAGCGATAACAACACGACCAGCACAATCATCAGCTTTGACATAATTCCCGCCCCTCAAGACGCTGACGACAGGCTTTACGTATCAGCCGGAAAAACACCGACGCCACGAGGTAAATCAGCGCGGTAAAAATCCACCCGGCAGCGACCAGCGAGATAAACGTCGCCACCATCACCACCAGAGCCGCCGCCCGTCTGCGCCACGGCACCGGCTGCAAAAACAGCGACGTGACAATCTTCACGGCCAGCGATTCCGGCGGCAGCTCCCGCCCGTAGCGTTCCAGCACATACTCCGTGGCATACACGCCGACACCACCGGCAACCACACAGATAACCGTCGCCAGAATCGCCCAGGTGGCGACAAAACTGACGGCCACGCTCTGCGGGTAAATCAGGGACAGTGCCAGCATCAGCGCCAGCGACACGTTCAGCATCAGTGAAAGGGATAATTTCTTCATGGTGTTTACTCCGTTTAAGCCGGTACGCCGCCAGCGGTACGCCAGACGGTGACCAGTTTTTCCAGTGAATGCTCACGCTGACCGTAACCGGCACCCGGCAGGGACGCCCAGATATTGCGACAGCGTGAAATGGCGCGCTCAATGCGTCCCGCCCGGATGTCATCCAGTGCACCGCGTTCGCGGATCAACTGAATGGCGAGTCTGTCCTGTGACAACGGACTGAAATCCGGCAGGGCAAGCTGTTTGCGGTAATGCGGCCAGAACAGGTAAAGCTGCTGATAGCGACCGGAGGCCGTGGATTTTTCACCGCGACGGTTAAACACCTTCGCCGGTCGGCCATGCGCGAACGGGTGGTCGCTGTAGTCGGTGAAGATTTCCGGCTTCCCGTCCAGTCCGGTGACTATCACGTCATAGCCCCGGTTTTTCGTCAGCGGATGATTCGCCGTCCCTTCGGACACGGCCAGCATGTCGAGAAAGGCAGCGATATTCTGATGCGTGTTAATTACCGGCATTACTGTTTCCCCCTGCCCTTAAAACGGCGCTGAATGGCAATCTCAATCACCTGATAACCGGCGATACCCAGCATGGAGCCGATACCGCACACCGCAGGCAGTGACAGGTCAGGAAACTGCACCAGAACAACACCGGCAACCATCGAGACAAAACCACCGAGCAACATGCGCCCGATAAACAGACGCGGGGTGATGGGTTCACCACCGGCAAGCACCTTGCCGACAACAATCAGCACCCCAATCATGAAAAGCGACAGGACGCTTTTTTCTTCTGCTGTCATGCGTTACTCCCACAGATTGACAGTTTCAGCCACGGGCGCGGTCTGAACGTCGGGCAGTTCGACGGCGGTGCCGTGTGGCAGCACCGCACCCAGTTCAGCCAGTCCCGGATTTGCGGCGAGCACGGTCTCAACCACGCCCTCAGTGCGCCCGTAATACCGGACACAAATGGCGTCGAGCGTGTCGCCCTGTAGCGCAAAGGTCTTCATCAGATTTGACTCACGATGCAGCGCGGCTTGCCCTGGATACGCGCCACTGCCCAGCGCATATCCCGCCACAGCTCATCAATGGTGCTGTCAATGCTGTCGGCCTTCTTGTCGCCTTTCGCACTGGCATCCACACCGCGATAACGTTCATAAAGCGACGCGGTCGCCATCGCACACACGGCGCGCTCGTAGTAAAAAACTTTGATGCTTTCACCGTCGATGTCGTCCGCCGGGACGTCCGCCAGACGCGTAAAACCGGCGGCAATTTTCTGTTCGCGGTACTCGTACAGCTCCGCATTCGTCTCCGCCATGCCTGACTTGATGGCCTCACGCAGACGGGCGGGGGCGACGGTCTGCTCAAGGCGCATACGTTCCCGGACGCGCTTCGGGTCGATATCGGGAAAAAAGAACGTGTTTTTAATCACCGGCTCGTCGCCTGCCGGTTGCGGGATGACCACCGTACCCTCACCGGACACGGGAGCCTCCTTTCGCGGAATAATCAGCGTCATCATGACTACCTCTGAAAAGTCGGGCGGTGGACGCCGGTGCAGTGTCAGGTGATTCACCCTCACTGACCGGCGTGCCGCCCTGGCGCGGGGCGCATTCGGTTGTTAACTGGCTTTCTTTTTCGGGCGTCCACGTTTTGCCGGTGTCACGCTCCGGATCTTACGCGGGGCGCGGGTGGCCGCTTTGGGCTGCGGCTCCGGCTTCGGTTTCAGCTCCCGCTCCAGTCGTTCAATCTCTTTTTTGACGCCTGCCTGACAGTCGAGCTGTGTCGCACGTTGCAGGTGAGCCAGCGCACCGGCGGCATCACCACCGTCACGCAGAAACAGACCGGTGATTTTGTGCAGCTTTGCGCGCACTTCATCAGGCATGTCAGCAGCGGCAGTCAGTTCAAGGGTCTCCGTCAGCAGGCGGGTATCCACAGACTCACCGGCCGCGTGGGCGCGCATGGCCGCGAGCGCGACCTCCTCGGTGAACATATACGGCGGGGTGCGGCGGTGTTTACCCGGCATGGTCAGACCGTATTTCAGGGCATAACGGGCAATCTCCAGCGCACCGGCAATATCGCCGGTATCCAGACGCCACAGCATGACCGTCATCAGAATGTCATCCTGTGCGCCTTTGCCCTGCTCCAGCACGCCGTTCACCCACGGCAACCAGAACGGCAGCAGTTCGCGCTTTTTCGCGGCCTTCAGCTCTTTTGAATAAATCGCTTTCAGTGTGCGCTGGTCTGCGGCCAGCTTGACCAGCATCTGCTCATAGACAGTTGCATGTCGCAGCGGGGCGGCTTCCCGCTGCGCGGTCATCGCTGCCGAGACCCGCATCATGTGGCGCTGTGCGGGACTCGTCATCGGTTACGCTCCCGGCTCTGCGGTCGCCTTAGCCGGTGTGGAGAAATCACCGACCTTAATTTTTTCCACCAGACAACCGGCGGCGTAGTCTTCCACCACGTAATCAATGTTCATTGACTCGTAGTTCTCCACGCGGTCGAGTTTCGGGTTTTCCACAATCACGCGGCGATGGCTGTCATCCATGTAGTAGATGGACAGGTTTTCCAGCTTCGTGATGAGCATCGCATCCGCCGGGAAGTACGGGACGCGTACCGCCGGCAGGTTACCGATGCGTTTCTGGCTGATGATGACGTCAGCGGCCAGCATTTCGCTGTTGTCCTGCTCCTTGTTAACGATGGGGAAATACTTGTCCGCCAGTAGCTGACGCCCCACAATCACCACAAGGTCAGGGTCTTCCTGATACCACGGTTCAATCAGGTTGTTGGTCGCATCCATCACCAGTGCATCAAGGCTGGCATAATCACCGCCCTTACCCACGCGGATGACCTCAGAGGTCGTGTGACCTTCCTCGTCAGTGACCTTGCTCATCACACGCGCCGGGGCTTCATTGCGGTATTTCTGCAGCCAGCCGACCGCCACATCCTGCAACATCGGATTACTGTTGCGGTCAGAGGTTTCTGCACGCTTCACGCCGTTAAAACCGGCCATGATGAAATCAAGGGACTGGCGTTTGATAATGGCGTTACGGATACGGAGCTGGAAATCCTGATAACGCGCCCACAGGTCCAGCGTTTTGTAGCGGATATAAAAATCGAAGTTAATCTGGTCGCATTCGTACTTGTTAGACGCCAGCTTCGAGAAGTCCTTCGGCTGACGCTCGGTGCCACCGGCGGTGTCGGTGGTGCTGGCGATGGAGCCGGTGACACCGATACCAATTTTTTCCCCTTTCATTTCGCTGACCGGCACAATGTTGATGCGGGTCAGAAAGTCAGAGGACTCCTGCATGGTGTTCATCAGGGTCTGGGTGACCGACGGTTCAACGGTGAATTTTTTCGACACATCACCGGCGTCGATGCCGTTCAGCTCGGCAACACGGGACAGGTAGGCATTAAATTTAAAGCGGGTTTCCTGGCGCATAGTTTTTCCTGAAATTAAGGGTTAATCGTGAAGGTTTTCCCGGACTGACTGACGCCGGTCAGCAGTTCGTCATCAGGGCGTCACCGCCACCACCGGTGGCCTTGCTGCGGCGCTGCTGGGTCAGACTTTCGGTGTGGTCGAGACTGTTTTTCAGGCGGGTGAATGCCTGGCTGGTTTCATCCGCCCTGTCAGTCACCTCCTGCTTAAGTGCGGAAAAGGCGGTTTCCATCTCAGCGAGGCGCTGCTCAGTGGCGCTCAGTTTTTCCTGCACATGTTCAGCAACAGCGGTCACCGCTTCATGCACGTCATTCAGACGGGCATCATCGCTGGCCTGTTTGCGGCCAAAAATGGACTTCACCTTTTCGGTCAGGACGGTGAACACTGTTTCAGGCAGGTCTTCAAATTCCAGCTCAACAGGCGTTGCCACTGAAATCAGGTTTTCAGGGCTTAATTTGAAGCGGTTCAGGGGGTTGTGTTTTGCCGTGCGGCAGAATTCCAGGTATTCCGTGCCGAGGCTTGCCGGGTCATCGGTGACGGCCAGACCCACCAGATAACATTTGCCGGTATTGGCAAAGTTCGGCTGAATTTCCATTGAGGTATAGACCTTCTGCGCGGCCTTGTTCATCGCGATAAGGTCATCGGTCGGGGTGATTTTCGCAAACAGCGCCCATTTGCCTTTCAGCGCCGAATCGTCATCAATCTTTTCGGCCTTCAGTTCAACCACATCGCCATAACGTTTAAAAATACCGTCAGGCAGGATGCCGCGCAGATGTTCCAGGTTAATGCGGCAACCATAGACGCGCGGGTCAAAGGTTTCAGCCATTTCCTGAATATCCTGCGCACTGATGACACGCCCGTCACAGGTGTCACCCTCAACGCCGATACGAAAGAATTTTGAGACTTTTTTTGCCATTGTCAGGAGTCCTGAATAGTGATTAGAGGAGTCACATGTCGGCATCAGTTTCCCGACGATGCGCATCCTCCGCCATCAGTCCCGGATGGCTTATCACTGACACAACAGCACCTTAGCGAATCGCGGGGCGCGACTCAGTAGCCTTGCCGTGTATTCATCACGGCGAGGTATTCATGACCATCACCACAGACACCACTCTTTTACACGACCCGCGTCGTCAGGCGGCGCTGCTGTACTGGCAGGGGTTTTCCGTGCCGCAGATTGCCGCCATGTTGCAGATGAAACGCCCGACGGTGCAGAGCTGGAAACAGCGCGACGGCTGGGACAGCGTTGCCCCCATCAGCCGTGTCGAAATGAGTCTGGAAGCGCGGCTGACCCAGCTCATCATCAAACCGCAGAAAACCGGCGGTGACTTCAAGGAAATTGACCTGCTCGGACGCCAGATTGAACGGCTGGCACGGGTCAACCGTTACAGTCAGACCGGCAACGAGGCAGACCTTAATCCGAACGTCGCTAACCGCAACAAAGGCGGGCGTCGCAAACCGAAAAAGAATTTTTTCAGCGACGAAGCCATCGAAAAGCTGGAGCAGATTTTCTTTGAGCAGTCTTTCGACTATCAGTTGCACTGGTATCGCGCCGGGCTTGAGCACCGCATCCGCGATATCCTGAAATCCCGCCAGATTGGCGCAACGTTTTATTTTTCCCGCGAGGCGCTGCTGCGCGCCCTGAAAACCGGCCATAACCAGATTTTTCTGTCGGCCAGTAAAACGCAGGCGTATGTGTTCCGCGAATACATCATCGCCTTTGCCCGTCTGGTTGACGTTGACCTGACCGGTGACCCGATTGTCCTGGGCAATAACGGCGCAAAACTGATTTTTCTCGGCACCAACTCCAACACCGCGCAGAGCCATAACGGCGACCTGTACGTCGATGAGATTTTCTGGATCCCGAATTTTCAGGTACTGCGTAAGGTGGCATCAGGTATGGCCTCACAGAGTCACCTGCGTTCGACCTATTTCTCCACCCCGTCCACACTGGCGCACGACGCCTACCCGTTCTGGTCGGGTGAACTGTTTAACCGGGGACGCGCCAGCGCCGCTGAACGCGTGGAAATCGACGTCAGTCATAACGCACTTGCCGGAGGTCTTCTCTGTGCGGACGGCCAGTGGCGGCAGATTGTCACCATTGAGGACGCCCTGAAAGGCGGCTGCACGCTGTTCGACATTGAGCAGCTCAAACGCGAAAACAGCGCCGACGATTTTAAAAACCTGTTCATGTGTGAATTTGTTGACGACAAGGCGTCGGTGTTCCCGTTCGAGGAGTTGCAACGCTGCATGGTCGACACGCTGGAAGAATGGGAAGACTATGCGCCGTTTGCCGCCAATCCGTTCGGCTCACGCCCGGTCTGGATTGGTTACGACCCGTCACACCGTGGCGACAGCGCCGGATGCGTGGTACTGGCACCGCCGGTGGTTGCCGGTGGCAAATTCAGAATACTTGAGCGTCACCAGTGGAAAGGCATGGACTTTGCCACCCAGGCGGAATCCATCCGCAAACTCACCGAAAAATACAACGTCGAATACATCGGTATTGATGCCACCGGCCTCGGTGTCGGCGTGTTCCAGCTCGTGCGCTCGTTCTATCCTGCCGCGCGCGACATCCGCTACACGCCGGAAATGAAAACCGCAATGGTGCTCAAGGCAAAAGACGTTATCCGCCGTGGCTGTCTGGAATATGACGTCAGCGCCACCGACATCACCAGCTCGTTTATGGCTATCCGCAAGACCATGACCAGCAGCGGACGCAGTGCCACCTATGAGGCCAGCCGCAGCGAGGAAGCCAGCCACGCCGACCTCGCCTGGGCGACCATGCACGCCCTGTTAAATGAGCCACTCACCGCCGGTATCAGCACCCCGCTGACATCCACCATTCTGGAGTTTTACTGATGAGCAAGAAAAAAGGGAAAACACCGCAACCTGCGGCAAAAACAATGACCGCCAGCGCCCCGAAAATGGAGGCATTCACCTTTGGTGAGCCGGTGCCGGTACTCGACCGCCGTGACATTCTGGATTACGTCGAGTGCATCAGTAACGGCAGATGGTATGAGCCACCGGTCAGCTTTACCGGTCTGGCAAAAAGCCTGCGTGCTGCCGTACATCACAGCTCACCGATTTACGTCAAACGTAATATTCTGGCCTCGACATTTATCCCGCATCCGTGGCTTTCACAACAGGATTTCAGCCGCTTTGTGCTGGATTTTCTGGTGTTCGGTAATGCGTTTCTGGAAAAGCGTTACAGCACCACCGGTAAGGTCATCAGACTGGAAACCTCACCGGCAAAATATACCCGCCGTGGGGTGGAAGAGGATGTTTACTGGTGGGTGCCGTCCTTCAACGAACCGACAGCCTTCGCGCCCGGCTCCGTGTTTCACCTGCTGGAGCCGGATATTAATCAGGAGTTGTACGGCCTGCCGGAATATCTCAGCGCCCTTAACTCTGCCTGGCTGAATGAGTCGGCCACGCTGTTCCGCCGCAAGTATTACGAAAACGGCGCACATGCCGGATACATCATGTACGTCACTGATGCCGTGCAGGATCGCAACGATATCGAAATGCTCCGCGAAAACATGGTGAAGTCGAAAGGCCGCAACAACTTTAAAAATCTGTTTCTCTATGCCCCACAGGGGAAAGCCGACGGCATTAAAATTATCCCGCTCAGTGAAGTCGCAACGAAGGACGATTTTTTTAATATCAAAAAAGCCAGCGCCGCTGACCTGCTGGACGCGCACCGCATCCCCTTTCAGTTGATGGGCGGCAAGCCGGAGAACGTCGGGTCGCTGGGTGATATTGAGAAAGTGGCAAAGGTCTTTGTCCGCAATGAGCTTATCCCGTTACAGGACAGGATTCGGGAAATAAACGGCTGGCTCGGTCAGGAGGTCATCCGCTTTAAAAACTACTCACTGGACACTGACAACGGCTGAACATCGCCGCCTGCGGGCGGCTTTTTTACACCCCGTCATCACACCCTCAAACGCTCACCACCGCACAAAACACCCCGCAGACACACCAACGCCCCGGCGCACACTCTAAACGCCATCACGACGCGCTCAGACGCTGAAAAAATAAAATCAGCACCACCGCCAGCGCGCAGTGCTTTCCCCGCCTCGCCCGCCCGCTTCATGGGGCGGTTTTAATGCAGTTGCATGAGTACGTTGGAACCGCACTGGTGCTGACGATACCCAATCAAACCTTGCTGTATAATTACTTGCGAATTCACGCACATCAACGCGAATCTTACATCATGAATAATTCATTTATGGCTACAGAATGAGTATATTGCATGTTATGAAATAACTTTGTGCTCCTTCTCGTGGACATGTTCAACGGAGATCCAGATGATTGCTGATTCAGAAATACTTTATGTTCCGCTAGATGATTTGGAACTTGACACAGAAAACCCAAGACTTCCTGAAGGCGTGTCTCGTGACCAATTGGGAATGATTAACTACATAGCAACCTCAACATCTATCGAAGACCTAATGAGTGCTATTGCGGAAAATGGTTTTTTCCCTGGAGAACCATTGATTGTCATTCCTGATAGTGGAGCGCCGGGGAAGTACATTGTAGTTGAAGGAAACCGTCGCCTATCCGCGGTCAAATTATTACGCGATCCGACACTATGTGAAAATCCAAGTGCTCGACTACGAGAAATTGCATCAAATGCAAAACATACGGTCGATCGTGTTCCTGTCATTGAGCGCCAAACAAGAGAAGAGATTCTTCCGTACCTTGGTTTCAGACATATTACTGGTGTCAAACAATGGGAACCCTTATCAAAAGCTCGATATATTAAACAGCTTTTTGATTATACCAATGCAAATCTGGATCCAATGCTACGCTACTATGAGGTTGCCAGAGCTATTGGCAGTCGTAGGGATCATATCAAGCGTAACCTAGACGCTTTAGCGGTGTATGAAATCATTAAAAAAAATGATTTTTATGGTATTGAAAAGCTAGATGAAGAAACGATTAAATTTTCAGTATTATCAACAGCACTTGCTGATGAGCGGTTAGGCCAGTTTGTCGGAGTTTCAATCGAAGACGATGGAGACACAATACCAAGTCATCCTATCATCAATTCTAAGAGTTTAAAGAACAAAGAAATAAAAGAACTAACTGAATGGTTATATAAAAAAGGCGAGGATAAAAAAACTCGTGTAGGAGAATCACGTAATTTAAGAGAATTAGCTGCTGTTGTAAGTAGCCCTAAGGCATTGGAGCAATTCCGAATGGGGGCTCCACTCGCAGTTGCCTATCAATTGACATCTGATATTACTAAGGACTTTCTCCAGTTACTTTATCAAGTTGAAGCAGCTTTGATAGATGCAGCAGGCATGGTTGCCACGGTAGAGTATGATAGACAGGCCCATGAAGTAGCACGAAGAATCAATAAACATATTAAGCTTATAGGTTCTGAAATAGCAGAGAAAAATAGCAGAGGTGATGATGACTTTTGAAGTAGGAGTTATGCATCCCAACTCTCCTCATTTGTTTGCAGATTTAGCCGAGTTACTCACGGTAATTAATTATACCGGACGTAACTCACTACATAAAAATGATTTAGATTCAGTAAGAAAATTCGGCATAACAAGCGTTGAAGAAATTGATGAAGAATGTAATTCTGAAGAAGAAATTAATGGAGACGCTGAGAGAAATGATCGTTTTGAAGAGCAACTCGAAGATGTTTGGACACAACTCGAATATAGAGAAAGTGCTCTTGGCAAAATATATCCATTTATAATTTCAGGTGATGAGATAATTATTAAAGAAAATCTAAACCAACAACAACGAATATATGTTTTTCTTCTTTGCTGCTCTAGACTTAGATCCTTTAAGTCGATTAAAGGAGCAGCACAACGTTGGGCAAAGAGCTTTGCCAGAGTATGTAAAGTAGCAATGATTTCTCTCTTACCTGCACATGGCACCGTAAGAATTTTTGATGCTAACTCCGATGATAGGCAAAATTATTATGGAACAAATCTTCGGACAGCTCTACAAACTTTAGGAAAAGATCTTGGAGTTTGTAGTTTAAACACAAGGGAAATAAATAGAGCTCCCACATCTGGTGATGCCGGGTTTGACCTAATTGCTACAGTGGAATTTCCTGATGGTCAAACTAGCAACTATGGAATTCTTGGTCAATGTGGTGCACAAGAAACAGGGTGGCCAAGCAAAACATTAGAGGCTAACGTGTTAAAACTGACCACCTATTTCCAAATTGCGTTCCAGCATCCATCAACAATGTTCACGCCTGTTTTCTATCGGGAAGCAAATGGCGAATGGGTAAGCACACACGCAACCGCTGGAGTATTATTATTAGATAGGTTGAGAATCATATATCTACTTGATAAGGCAAACCAATGGGAAGCGATAACTACCTCTGATTGGTTTCGCGAATTTGAGGAAGAGCTTTATACATTAAATCCAGAGCCTTAATAGCTTATCAATCCCATAATTCTATTGGCAATGCCTTCGTTACAGCTTCAAAAAGCGGCGGAGGCACTGCATTACCAACCACCGTGTATTTCATGCCAAGACTTGCAGCATTTGTTTCTGGAAACACTAGATCCTCAAACCCTTGTAATAGTGCTGCCTCTCGAAAACTGAATCTGCGAGCTCTCCGATCCTCAACAAATCTCCATTCATCAGTTCTTACTTTCTCCATCGGAGGACTGACAGGATGCAACGGCATATGCCTTGCATTAGCAACTATTGTCTTTGAAATTTGATCCCAATCCTGGCGACGATTGCGAGACATATAATACCAATGGAATCCCATATCATAAAATTCACCTTCTGGCCATTCAGGTAAATGCCCTATAGCATCTTTAATAGTAACATAGTTGACGCCAGTTGCTGGCCCATGAGTTGGCTGAGGGAACTCGTACTTAACTTTGAAATCATTACGGATTCCTACGATAAATATTCTTTTTCTTTCCTGCGCTACTCCATATTCAGCCGCATTTAAAACTTTTGCGGAAACAGTATAACCTGCTTCAGTAAAAACCCTGATCTGGTCAGATAACAAATGCTCAAAATTTTTTCTAACCATACCAGACACGTTTTCTACTATAAAAGCTTTAGGCTTTATATTGTTTAAAGCTCTAGCAAACTCTAAATAAAGAGTATTAATTTTTCGATCGGCTTTACGCGCACCACCCTGGCTGAATCCCTGACATGGATAACAACCTACCAGCAAATCAGATTTAGGAAAAGTAGTTACATCAGCAATATTGCCTAATATGTAATCAGTTTCTGGATGATTGGCAATATAAACATCGCGCGCATACGGCAAGATATCGTTGGCCATAAGCACATCAAAGCCGGCTCTCAAAACCCCCGCATCGGAACCACCGCATCCAGAAAAAAGTGAAACTACTGTTGGCATTATCCCCTCCTAAAACCGACCGCGTATTATAGCGAAAGCCTCCGTATATAGAAGCAGGTTTTGAACAAGATTATGTTCTCACTTTTTAACAACTGTGGCCATAAAAAATTAGCTCAATATGAAAAACAGATTAATTCATTGTTTTTCATAGAAAAATTCCACAAACACTATAACATTCCCACAACACTGCAGTAGTAGTCATTATTGTTTAATTGAAAAAACCGACCACTCATTAGCGACCGGATACGTGAATTTTTTCCCGTCATAATTTACGGTTGCCCCACGCGCCAGCGCCTCAAGCTCCCATCGCTGCGGCCTGATACCGTTCTGAGCAAGGTCAACGCGGATACGGGTAATTTGCATTCGTTCCGACCGGGTCAGTCTGGCCGATGGTGCCATTTCATGCGGTTTTAACGGGCTTCCGTTTCTTTGCTGGCGATTTGGTGTTCTCAGGCCATGTTTTAATGCACCTCTGAGCGCCCTCACGACCTCCGGGTCATTCCATTCGATGACACCGTCATCAACCAGATTAAGCACTGCTGCGGCGTGCTCAGAAGGTGTGGGAGCTGGTAACGAAGTATCACCACCGGTGAGCTTTCCACAGTTATTGACAGGACTCCGAGGCGCGGCGATGCCGCTTTTTAAAGTCAAAGGCTCAACGACCGGAACTTTCGGCACAATGCGCCAGTCCGTCGTTCTGGTGATATGAATATGACGCGCGCCGAGATGCGGCGCGTAAATGCCGACCACTCTCTCGACTTCTTCCTCGTACTCGTTAACGTCATCCGACAGACTACGGGCGACCCTGACAGTCTGACAATCGCGCGGGACATTTGCCCCGCCCTGCGCGCTGATATACAGCGCAAAATCACCACTGTCTGCGGCGGCGCGTGCAGCCTCGACGCGCTCGTCAAACTCATCAGCAATGCTGACGCCGCGAGGCAATTTGCGTAGTTCACGGTAAGCCCCCATTGTCGGCAGGCCAACCGTTTTAAATTGCGGAATGCGCCACGTTGACGCCCATGCGGTAACAGCCGCTGCAGTGTCTTTCAGCGGCCTGCCGGTGTCGTTATCGAGCTGACCATCCAGTGCATAGCCGTCGATGTTTTTTGAAATGTATTTCGCGATATATCCCGCAGCACCGCCCCGGTTAAGGTGTTTTGCCTGAAAACGGTTTCGCGCGGCTCCTCTTTCGTCGCCATCCTCTTTGAGCGCATAGCGACGCATGATTTCGATAATCTGGTTACGCTGGCGTGGATGACAAAAAAGCATCATATGCCAGTGCGGCGTTCCGTCGTGGTGTGGCTCGACGACTCGCAAACCGTAGACCTGTAAATCATTATCCTTGAATGCCGTGCGCATCAGGCTCCAGATACGGCAGAGATAACGCTGCGCATCCTTTGGATTAAATGCCTCATCGTTCCAGCCGTGATTAAGCTGAACGGTTTTACTTTCGCCTTTTCCGACCTGACGTGTCGGGTGATACTTTGACGGCGCGGTCAGCGTGATAAACATCCCCACATCACCCTCTGCGGCGGCGTAACGCTCAATACCGGCAATGGTGTTCATCAGCTCCATCCGGCGAATTTCAGGATTAGAAATACTGCCCATCACCTTACTGATAAGGTCGATGCGCTCGCCGGTTTCCCTGTTTTCAAGGTCACACGATTTAAGAAATTCCAGATTTGCCTGGCGGCGCGCACGCACATCACGAATGGCGTGTTTACTGGCATAAGGAGAACGGTCTTTATTGACCTCCCCGACAGCTATCAGTAACGCCTCATGCCAGCGCATACGCTGGCCTTTAAGCTGATGAGTCCACCACTCATCGTTAAACAGGCGGGCAATGGCAGAATATGCCTGCCTCGTGGTCATCTGTCCTTTACGGTATTTTTTCCAGTAGAGCGGGGAAATATTGAAAGCACGTGCAGCGCCAGCAACATGACCATACAGGTGAGCCTGCGCCTCATCCGTAAACAGCGATTCTTTTTCACCATGCGCATCAACCCATGCATCGCAGAGTTCCTCATACATCATGAAAAGCTGCGATGAGATACGGGCGGCAAACTTTTTCAGCTCCTTGTCATTCATTCCCGGCAGGCGCGCATAGTGGTCACGCTCTGCCAGAAACAGCAACGACGCGTCGGTGTTCATTTCATGGCGCTGATTCACACGCTCAATGCGCGGCCATAAACGACGCTGAAAAGTAGATGTGAGGAAATAAAACCCGTGCACCGGGCTTTTATTGCGCCGGATGTAGTCATAGCGTGAAGTAAACAGCGAGCGCAAAAAGTAAGGCAGGCGGTTAATCGTGGATAAAACACCTTGCACCTGACGCATCTCGTCACGTGTAAGAGGTCTTTCGCGCCCGACAGCCTCGCGTGGCGCGTTCCATGCATAAGCACCGGTAAACGCCTTACCGGTGCCTGCGGTAAATGCTGACGGAGGGACAAAACGCCCGGAGGCTTTAACGGCCATATGAGCCAAAAGCCTCTGAACAACGCTTGCTGAGTTGCTCAACCTGCGCGTTTAAATCAGCAAAAGATTTTGCGCTTCCGGTCAGAATATCGTGATGCATCAGGCCGGAAACGAGCTGGCCTAATTTCGGGTAATAACCAACCACCGCCAGCCATTCCTGACCGGCGTTTTTACCGCTTTCCGCTCTCTTTTTCTCGTGGAGAATAAACTGAAAGCTGTCACTGGTAACGACATAACGTTCGCCAATTTCAATACGAATACTCATGCCGTTCTCCGGTAATGTTTGTTTTTTGCTTCAAAGACTGACTGACAGGAAACACAACGCGTGGCTGACGGATAAGCCGCACGACGGGCAGCAGGTATTGGCGCGTCACACTCTTCGCAAACCAGCGCAGAAACACCGCAATGTTTTACCCTTGCCGCGTTAATCTGGCGCTCCAGTAATTCAGCCTGTTGTTCCTGAATAAAATCCACGTTGTCCGGCATTACCAGCTCCTTTTGTCGTTCAGCTTCTTAAATTCATCAGCGCAATAACTGGCGAGTTCTGTCGTTAATTTTGTCAGTTCATCCACGGAGGAAATTTGCTTGTGGAATACAGCGCGTTTAACAAGTAAATTGACCACATCAGACAGGAGGTTTAATTCACTCTGATAAATCGCGATAACAGATTCAGTTATTTCGCGCTTCTCTTTATCAATACCAAGTTGAATAAGAGACAAATCACCATTTTTCATAACGGCGATTTTTAAGGCGTTATTCAGTAATACAACCGAACGAGAACAGGACATCAAAGCACCTCCCCGCGAGACAATCCGATATTGTGAAATTTTTCCGACTCCTGACTGAGCAGCTCAACTATCTCCACGCGGGATAACTCCGCCTTTGTGATGTGGCGAATCATGGCGTCAAGATGAGAAGAAAAGCGCGTCGCAGCGTCGGCCTGTGCTTCGGTTCTGGCCTGTTGCAGCAGTAATGCGTATTTACCGCACTGATTTTCAGAAACTGTATGCATGACTTTCTCCAGGCAAAAAGAAGCCCCGCACGATTAAGTGCGTTAAAAACTCTGGTTAATTATTTAATGCAGATATTGCTCTGGTTTTACCGACGTCAGAATTGTCGGTGCATACTCAAACAGACTGAATAATTCACGTAATGCACGGAATAAAGCATCACGCCAGTAACATGATTCTTCATTAATTCGCCAGTACGGCTGATTGAATTCTTTTTCTGTCAATCCCGCATGCATAAATAAAGTACGACGCTGACTGACTGTTAAAAAACTAATATATGCATACTCACTTGCGCCGACCTGACGGCGTTTTGAGAATGCGCCACGCAATTCATCAATTGCACAAACCAGTCGTTCACGTTCGACGTCGTTCATTTCTTCAAAACGCATCGTTGCGTGACGCTGTTTTAACTGTGCATGAAAGCAAACCGTTAGCCGTTCGCGCTCCATCATCTGATTATAATAATCACATGTATCCTGCCAGCGAGGGACGGCAAGATGCTTGCCAATTATCCGGCGCATAGCTGCTGGCTGTTTTTCAACGAGATTGAGCGTCATCACTGTCATTTCCATACCCTCCGGCTTTTCAGAAAGGTCAGAGCCTTTTTTAACGGACTCTGTTTTTTGGTGCGGATAATGATTCCCTTACGCCCCTTACCGTGGGTGATGGTGAAGTCAATCGCCCTGGGGCTTTCGTTACGCAATAACTGAGCAATACAACGCGGCTCATTCATAATCACAACCCCATCCACAAAAGCCATGCATCACGCTGTTCAACCGGTCGGTTATAAAACGCCTCACGTACAGCGCGATTAAACTCAGGAATGAAAACCCATTTTTCACCGGCACGAGCCTTCGGTTTGCAAGGATCACGCAATTCAATAATTGGTAATTTATTTGCCTTCACCATTTCACTGACGGCTGTCTTTGGCTTCCCTAATAAATCAGCAAATTTATCCACATGAACCGCATCAAGCGGATACTGAATCACATAATTTTCAGCGTCCATATATGGTACCCTCATAGGATCCAGCCCTTTCTAAACCACTCAAAACCGTTTAGATGCTGGTTTATTCTCAAATCAATGGAACCTATATAGGTTCCAGTTTTGAGGGAATTTAGTCCCTATATAGGCACCATGTCAAATGAAATTAAGCGAAAAGATTAAGGCCTTGCGTGAGGCTGAAGGGCTAAGCCAATCAAAATTCTGTGAAATCATAGAGTTACCGCTAAGCACACTTAAAAAATATGAAGGAGGAAACTTTGAACCCGGTGGCACAGCTTTGCTAAAAATCACTATGCATCCCACATTCCAAAAATATGCTCTATGGCTTATGACAGATAAAACCGCGCCGGACGCAGGACAAATCGCACCGGCTCTCGCGCACATTGGGCCAGAGTCAACAGAGTCCAACCACTCCGCGAAAAGGATTGGCTAACTCTATATAAAGATTACATTTTCACCATTTGCTACCAAGATGGTGAATACAGCGCCGGAGGGCTTTCTTATGGCAATTAAGAAGCTCGATGATGGTCGCTATGAAGTGGACATTAGACCTCGCGGTCGCGACGGAAAACGCATCCGCAGGAAATTCGAAAGAAAAGCTGAAGCACTAGCATTTGAGCGATACACAATCGCCAATGCCAGTCAGAAAGAATGGGGAGGCCAGCGAGCAGACCGCCGGACTTTGAGTGAGTTGCTGGACATCTGGTGGAAATATCACGGGCAAAACCACGAGCATGGAACAAAAGAGTTTAATCATCTACTCAAAACCATCAGCGGCATAGGTGATATACCAGTGAGCAGGATGAGCAAAAGGGCTTTGATGGATTATCGTTCCATGCGACTACGTGATGGTATCAGTGCCGCAACGATAAACCGTGACATGTACCGATTATCCGGCATGTTCACAAAATTAATTCAATTGGATGAATTTTCCGGGCAACACCCAATTCACGGACTGCCGCCACTGGCGGAGGCCAACCCTGAAATGACGTTCCTGGAAAAAGCAGAAATCGAAAAACTGTTAAATGTTTTGGCTGGTGATGACTTACTTGTCGCGCTTTTATGTCTGAGCACCGGAGGAAGATGGACGGAAGTTGCCACGCTAAAACCAGCACAGATTACAAATTGCAGGGTTACCTTCCTGAAAACCAAAAACGGTAAAAAGCGAACCGTGCCGATTTCTGAGGAACTGGAGAAAAAAGTTAAAGAGGAGGCCAGCGCCAAATTATTCAAAGTTGATTATGAGAAATTTTGCGGGATTTTACGCAGAGTGAAACCTGATATACCACCCAATCAGGCAACCCACATCCTGCGGCATACATTCGCAAGCCATTTCATGATGAATGGGGGCAATATAATCGCACTGCAACAGATTCTGGGACATGCGAGCATTCAGCAGACGATGGCCTATGCACACCTTGCGCCTGACTATCTGCAAAATGCCGTCGCTCTGAATCCACTAAAAGGCGGAGTGACGTTATAA